CCGCAGCGCCGCTTCCAGCGTTTCAATGCGGTCGGCGGCTTCATCGCAGTTGCATTTCGTTGCATCACAGCAATGCTTATCGCGCAGCCGCTTCACAAGATCGTCGGTCATCACAGCTCCTCCTTTGGTGGCTCTGGCAAAGGCATCCAGTGGGTTGGCTCAAAGCACAACCGAATTGGGTCTGCCCCATCGCAGTGGAAAAAGAAAAACCTGTCTATCCACCAGCTTCCTGTTGCAGCCCAATAAGAACCGTCATCTTCCCAAGCAGCCAACAAAATATCACAGTTCCCATCCTTCGGCGCAGTTTCAATAGGTTGCCACATCACAGCCCTTCTCCCTCTTGGAAATCCAGATCAACACGGATGCAGGCGATGCGGTGATTGTTGTGGCAAATTTTGTCTGCTTCTTCTTTTGTTTTCCAACCGCCATGAATGACTTCGTTGTCATACACATTCAGCCACACCGTCCGCTTGTAGCGCGGTTTCACTTCTATGAGGTCGCATTGATTGCGTCCGTACTGGTCTCTGCCATCTGAATACCAACCGGTCTGCAACCAGCCATCAGTTGTCTTTATTGCGCCGTGAATACGTTTCATGCCACCATCAGTCGCATAGATGCGGACCTCACGGCCATCGCGGGTGCGGTATTGTTTATCTTTGCTAATCATCACTTTCTCTCCAGCGCATGACGGGTCCACACCAATAACGACATTGCTGCATTAGGATGCGGTATACCGTTGTCGCCATCGACAACATCGGCTTTCTGTTCCAGATACTCCAAGATTGCAGGGAATAGGTTTTCCAGCTCCTTAATGCGATTTGAAGATTGAGATAGTGCTTTCCGATATTGATCTATTGCCTCTTCAAACAGTGCAAACCTATCTAGTGCGTATCGGCACAATTCATCATCATGCTCATTAGCCATGATGCGTAGTTCTTCCATAAGATCGTCGCTCATCGTGATTCTCCCTTCACGAATGTTATCTCATCACCATCGCCACATACTGACGCTTGTACTGTTCAGCACGACGATGCAGTTTAATCTTCCATCCTTGCACACCTGCTACATGGCAAGCACTCATCTCTGCGTCTGTACGCACACCGCTGTCGATGCACGACTTCATGTGCGCGATACCAGCAGCGACTGAGTATTCAGTATCGCGGGTTAGTCTTGCGATATCTGGGAAACCAAGAGCGCGAGCAGATGACGGCATAACTTGCATGACACCTCGTGCGCTCTCAGTTCCACCTTGCATCCTTACGACAGGCCCAACTGCCTGAGTGTTGAAGCGGCTCTCTGCATGAGCGATCTTCACCGCTACATTGACCCACTGCGCCCCAAGCTTCTCTTGGGCCTGTCGCTCTACAATCTTGCGTACTCTTTCCTTATCAGCACTGAGGTTGTAATTCGCAGCCACTTTGACTGATCCCTTACCCCGTTCCCATTCCTTCATCCAATACTCGGCATTGCTTTCTTCAGAGAAGGCTGGTGTTGCAGCGACGATAAAGATCGACGCAAGAATCGTCATTTTCATAAACTGTCTCTCTGCTCACGCTCCATAGCGGCACGACCCAGTGGCGTATCAGCCAACATACCAAGAGCGGCTTTATAAGTGTCCAAAAGGGCTTCTTCTTCAGCCAATTTGGACGGGTCTTTTTTACGCAAAGCAACGAGCTTCTTAATGATCTTAGGATCATAGCCGCTGCTTTTCGCCTCAAGGTAGATGTCCTTGATGTCTTCTGCAAGGATTGATCGTTCGTCTTCGAGCTTCTCAATCCGCTCCACAATAGCTTGTAGCTGATTGTTCGTCATGGTTTGCTTCTCCCTTCTCTATCTCGCGAAGCGCGAGCTGTGCGTAGCCTTGGATGTCGAGCCAGTGATCTTTTTCCAGCTCATCTCCAGCCACAATACGAGCCATTTTGTCACACATCAGGTCCAGTGATTGAGCCATTGGAAAGTCAAGAAAAGGCCATTTTCCATGTGCCCTGAGTGTGCTTTTCATAGTCTGAGAAATCCACGCAACATCGGCATAGTCGCCATGAGTTGCTTCTCGCTCAGACAGTATATTCTCCAGACTCAATGAACTTCTCCCACATTTGTAGTCCGTGAACGATGGTTGAGTGGTCTCTATTAAAGAGCCTACCGATTTGCGGAGTTGAGAAACCAGCATCTCGCAGAACTGCAAAACAATGCCTGCGCGGTTGCTGGTATTTCAAAACCCTACTTGGTCCACTAAGCTCCTTATAAGAGATGTTGTATTTCAGGATTACAGGCTCAAGAACTTCTCGCGACTTCATCCCCTTCAGCCCATTAAGAAGTGGGTTCTTCATCCGCTTCTCATCTTCCTTCAGCTCATTCAAAGCTTGCTGGAATGGGCCAATAGAAACGACAGGCGCTATCTTCTTTGGTTCCTCCTCCTTCTTGCGCGGGATGTTAACGACAACTTGCTTAGGCTTCCCATACAAGCGTTCTCGAACGCGCGCATAGTTCTCCATGAAGTCTAATGGTACGCTTGCATCAGCCATGAACGCGCTCCCTTCAGCGATGTGGCGTAATGAAGTTGACCATGCACTGACACAGCACGAAAGCGGCGCTCAGGCGTGATGTTGCTTTTGACCTTGCTGATGTAGCCGACAACCTTGTCGAAGTATGTCAGCGTGAAAGTGCCATCCTTGTGGTTTTCGAGATTGACCACCATGTTACAGCTCCCGTTACACGAATCAGTCGTGTGAGATAAAGATACTGCTTGTTTTTTTATTCGCAACTGTTTATTTTGATTTGCATGAAAGATTTTTCGTGGGAGACGAAAGATGGTTAAGAACGACTTCAATGCTTGGGTGAATGAGCGTCACGAGCTTGGCATTATCAATGACAAGTCTCTTGAGAACTACAAGTCGCTGACGGCTCACTTCATGGCGAAGTTTGAAAATGTATCGGCTTGCGATATTTCATCTAAGGATGTGACAAGGTTCTATGTTGAGCGCCTGAAGCTTGCTTCGCCCAGCACGATCCGCATCACTCACCAAATCCTTAAAAGCTTCTTCGCCGATCTTCAGAAGGAAGGTAAGATCATCGTTTCGCCTATGATTGAAGCCAAGCCGCCTAAGAAGGCCGCTGGCGAGCGCAAGGCTCTTGATGACGAGCAGATCAAGGCGCTGATGTCTTATGCTGCTACACGCCCGTTTCTGAGCCTTGTCGTGCATCTTGCTATCAGCACTGGTATGCGCCGTGGCGAAATGGCTGCACTGCGCTGGGGCGATGTCGATTTGAAAAACGGTCGCATCTACATCCGGCGATCACGTATCAAAGTTGGTACATCTGAGATCGAGAAGGAACCTAAGTCAGAGGCTGGCATTCGCACTGTCGTAATCCCAGAAACCCTGATCTCCTTCCTGTGTGACAAAGTAAGACACGACGATATGCCAGTTCTTGTCACGGCACATGGGCAGCGTCCTTCCCTTGCCTATATCTCAAACGTCATCAAAGAGGCTATGAGGGCGATAGGCTGCGATGACGGGTACTGCTTGCACAGCACCCGCCACACACACGCCACACATCTTTTGAAGGCCAATATGCCTATCAAGGCAGTGTCGAAGCGCTTAGGTCACTCCGACATTTCCATCACTATGCGGACCTACGCCAAGGTGCTGGACAATGATGACGCTGAACTTGCCAGCGCCATCAATCGTATTATTGCCTAGTCTCAAGAAGGCCGGGAACAGTGATGTTGCGCGTAGCCAAGATGTTGCGCGCAATCTCACCATTGATGTCGTTCTGCTGCGCCATCTGCTGAATTTTGCGCAAACCAGTTTCGCCTTCCAACAGAATCTTGCTTATCTCTTCGCTACGTTTTGCAATAGCAGCCTGAGTAGCTGCACCGCGAGCCGTTGCAAGAGGAGTTGCCACAGCACGCGCAAGACCCGGAATACCACCAGAGCCAATCAGTTCGTTAAACTGACGATTAAGCTCTGTCTGCGACCCTGGACGCTGCCTGTATCCCGTTGCTTGAAGAACATCCATGAGACGTTCAAAGCCCGGAACCTGAGCGCCAGCACCAGAGCCACGCATAGCAGCAAGAGTATTAGCGTACTGCTGAGGGTTGCGCTGAAGAGCAGCTTGGAATGCTGCACCAGCATACTGGTTAGGAAGACCACCAGCAGTCAAAGCCTCTGCCGTCCTGTTCGCAACAGAACCAAGTTCCTGACGAACAAGCTCGCGAGCCGTTCCAACCTGAACAGCAGGAGGAAGGTTCACATCAGGAAGCTTCATAGGCTGAGGAGCCATACGAGCCTCACGAGCAGCGATTGACTGGAACGCCCTCTGAATCTCTCCTTGTTGCCCCGGAACAACTGCTGAACCCTTTGGGAATAGCGCCTGCTGCTGGGCAGCAAACGTCTCAGCACCAGCAAACTTTCCAGTTGGCGTTGCTTTGAAGTTGTCAATCAGACGAGACAGGCGCTCATATTCCTGACGCCCCTGAGCAAGAGCTGGAACATTGCGTTCAAGCCTATCGTAAAGAGACTGAAGCCCTTTCTGCAACTCGCCGCTTTGCACCTTTGAAATGCCTTCAGCGCTTGAAAGCGGAACAGTTGCGCGTTCACGCATAAGCTGACGAGCCATTTCAAGGCTATTAACATCAGTGATGTATTCTTCAGGAACAGCAGGCTTACCGGGTTCTTGAACCTTAATGGCCTTCATTCCCTCAGGAGTTGTGCGAGGTCCGGGTGGCGTAGGACCACGCCCCGGCGTCTTGATAAGAAGACCTTCAAGCTGGTTCAATACAGGCGCAATAATCTTGCCTGTCTGATCTTTAGCAGCCAGAGAACGTAGATCTTTAATAACACCCGCCACAACATTCTGCGTGACTTCTTCATCACGAGCAGAAGCATAATATGGCTGAGTTGCACGAGTGCGAAGTCGATCAACAGAAGCATTGATGTCTTCTGCAATGCGTCTAGCCTTCGGCTCAAGCAGTGATGGATTTGCCAATGCTGGAGCAATCTCATCCAGCTGACGCTGAACAGCCTGAGATACCTGCTCAGGGCGACGAGCCATAGTCTGAGCAAACATACCAGCGCCACCGACAGACTGCTCCATCAAGCGCTGAAGGTCTCCAAGACCAGTTGCGCCCTTAGTCACAGCCTGAATTGCTTCAGCAGGAGTTAGATCGACGCCAAACTGTGTTTTGGCATCGTTGATAAGCTTAGCAGCCTGATCGTACTGTTGCTGTGTAACTCCAGCCGCGCGCTGACCAACAATATCGACGAGCGGAGAGCTGCGAACAGCACGGTATAGTTCACCGCCAGCACCAAAGCCACCACCAAATGCTGCGCCAAGAAGACCTTCACGGACTGCTTCTTGCTGTTTCGCCTCGTAGCGCTGTGGCTGCTCAACGATGCCAGTTGGCGCAGTAGCACCAACTGCTGCACCACCAGCGCCGCCTGAAATAGCACCACCAGCAATGCGACCAAGTGATTGCACAATCGGCGGCAAGTTAGCCAGCATAGGAAGACGACCAGCAATGCCAAGTGCTGCATTGGTAAGTGATGCTGCCGCTCCAAATGGGATAATAGAGCCGCCAATCTTACCAGCGGTTTGCGCGCCCTGCGGACCAATGCCTTTAAGATACTGAGTAGCTTCTGCCGCTGCCTCACCAGCACGACCGGGGAGAAGTTCGCCAATACCAGTTCCGATCTGACCAACGCCAGAGGCCATACCCTTACCAACTTCACCCATATACTGACCAGAACGAAGCATCTGCTCAGAATATGGCATCTGAGAAGGAGCGACCTCTGCTTCTGTCATTCCTGTGAATGCACCCATTGGGTCATAGCTAGGAATCTGCCGCCCCGTAGTAGGAGCGGCAGGAGCAGTCGCGGCAGGAGCAGCCTTTGGCGCTTTTGGATTTTCAGAAGCCCAACGATCTGCTTCTGCAATCGCAGAAGCGTCATCGGGGGCTTCAATATCAAGAACGCGCCCGTCTGCTGTTTCAATAGTAAAGATAGGCATTTATCTTTCCCTTACAGAGAGAACGCGAGAAGCGCCGGGAGCGCCGCCTGCCTGCGGTGGCTTGTAAGCAGGAGGCTCAGCAGTTGTAAGATAATTTTTATACTTCTGAGCATCTGGATCAAGCTCAAGAGCAGACTCAACTTTTTTGTTAAGCCTAACAAGCTTTTCTCTAGCCATTCGCTCTGTGATGTCCATCAGGCGGGCGATTGACTCATTATCAAGAGAAATCCTGCCGCCAGCCGCATCTCTAGCAAAGTCACGGTCGGCGTTAGAAATTCCAGTGCCAGCTCCAAGACCCTGTACAAGTTCAAGGATCAATGGAGCCATTGTAGCTTGGAACGCCTCTGTGTTCGACACTTTAGGATCAACATTGCCGAATGCAGTCAAAACTTTTCTGACCTGCAATTCAACGGGAGCCTGAATGCCAGCTACAATGCCCTGATCAAACTGTGAACGAGCATTTTGAACAGTGCGAATTGTATTAGCCGCAGTTTCAGCAGCCTTTGCCTCTTCAAACACCTTATCTGTAATGCCCTTAACCATTGGGCTACCACCAATGGTAACTTGTTGCGCTCCAGCACGCTTCATTTGCGTCATGTAGTCAACAAATGAAGGCACGGGTTGCCCCGCCGCTGCTGCTTGCTGAGATGCAACGAGATAGTTCTTATAATCATTGCTTGGGTCAGCTTTTTGCGGGAGCCTAGATTTAACATAGGCTTCAGCAATTTCTGGATTTGTAGAAATAAGCTGACGAACAGGCTCGCTAAGAGCTGTGTCTTGCGCCAAAAGATCAGGCAGCATTTTGTTAGTTTTTGCGCGAGCTTCTGCTTCTTCAACTTTAAGTCGATTGACCCTATTTTGAAGAGTATCAAGCTTATCAAGCTGCGTTGTGCGAAGCAGATCAGCAACGGACTTAACACCCAAGCCCTGTGGGAGATCAATTCCTGTCTTTGCCTTAAAAGCAGCAGGGTCTTTCATCAACTCGCGAAGAGTGTTTTCTTCGTCCAGCTCCTGCATTGCTTTCTTTTGCTGCGCAAGCATCAAGCGCGACTGAGATGCTTTGTAGATATCAGTGGTCATGCCGCCAAAAGCAGGACCAATCTGAGCCAAAATTTGCCCTCGCTGCGCACCTGTCATCGGCTGACCAGCTGCAAGAAGCAGGGCTGAGACATTGGCAAGCGTGTTGATGCCTGCCTGACGCACATCAGACTCTGGAACCCCGTATTGAGGGTTAATCGCATTTGAGTCAGCGTACTTACCGCCGCCAAGCAGGAAGTCGCTAAAGCCACCAAGCAGGCCGTCAGCCATGTTCTATCTCCTTACAGCAGACCAATGCGCTGAGCAGCGGCAGAGGCTCTAAAGAAATCTGCTGCACTTTCTGGGTCGCCCCAGTTTACAGTTTGCGGAAGCGGAGCGCCAGTCATGTCAGGCCCCTGCGGAGCCATTACGACAGGCATTGAGTTAGACTGGTAATCTTCACCGCTAAAGATGCGGCTAAGAAACCCCGGCGCAGCTGGAGCAGAAGTAGATGTTGCAGACTGAATTGGTGCAGGGCGAGCCGCTGCACTCGGAGCAGCCGGAACAGTAGGGGCAGTAAGGCCACCAAACTGGTTTGGAGCGTATCCCATCATGCTGGGAAGCTGTGGCGTAGGTGCAGCAGCAGGTGCAGCTTGCGGCTGTTGAAATTGCACTCTCGGAAGCGCTGGTAGCCCCGGAATTGTAAATGGGACTGTTGCGCGCTGTGTATAATAATCAATCGCCGGAAGACCCTGCATCAACTGCAACAGATCGGGTCGATCCATTTGAGTCATAGGCTGAGACGGCATTTGAGGCATATTGATAGCAGGAAGCTGCATACGGCTTTGACCAGCCTGACCAAGAGGCTGAGAAGCGCGTCCCATCATAAGGTCCATCAGTGTAGCCATTAGATCAGCCCTCTAAAGTACGGGAGTCGAGTGATGCGGCGCTCATCTTCTTGTGTTTGCATAAGAGAAGGAGCGCCAGTTTGTCGTGGAGAACCAGCCGCTGCTAGAAGGCCAAACGCTTTTTGAGCCTCACCAAGCGCAGCAAGCTGCCTCATTTGTTCTGCGTTAGCCTTTCTTTGAGCTTCTGCTTCTGCACCCTCTAGCGGTTTAGGAGCCTCTGCAAGGCCAAGCATAGAGCCAAAGTAGGAAAGAGAAGTTCCAAGATCATTAGCATAAACAGGCGCAGCCGTTGATGCTGTTGTTTCAGTTTGTGCCACTGGCGCTGCAACTGGAGCAGTTACAGGTGCTGCGACCTGTGTTGGCTGAGCCAAAGGAAGCCCAAACAATCCACCCTGATTTTCAGGCTGCGGCTGCTGTATTTCTGGAAGGCCCATAATGTTCTGAGCAATCGCAGATGAGCCAAGGCCAGTTTGTGCAAGAACAACGCCTTGCGGGGTTACAATTTGAGAGCCTTGAGCCGCTGGCTTATATCCCAATCCCATACCAATGCGAACAGCATTACTATCTCCGATTGGAATAGCGCCGGGATATTGCTGACCAAGTTGACGAGCCGACTCCATAGTCAAATGAAGCGGGTCTTTGGGGTCGTATGTTCCAGCAGCAATCGTAGCACCAGCATTTGTAGCGGCGGTACGAACTGCATCACTTACAGCCTTGAACCTATCATTGTCTGCATTCGGCGGAACAATAATAGGAGTAAGACCACGAGAACGAGCAGCATCAATGGCACGTTGAGTTGCCTCTGCCGCCGCTTGTGGGTTGGCGTAGTCGTTAGTTCCAAGTGCAATGAGAGCATTGCGAGCTTGGGTAGTCTGCGTCTCTGGCTGTGGCGTCAGCAAACCAACTGAGTTGGCAAAGTTAGCGCCCTTGCGCGTAATAGCGTCAACGCCGCCCTGATCCCTGACAGCATACCAAGGGCTTGTTCCCCTATCCCTCATCATCTCAAGAGAGAAATCGACCTGTTGCTGCCAATTTTCACGAGAAGGAGCCTGCCCATAACGGCGTTGGAACTCATAGGCCAGTCCACCCGGCGCAATTTTGGATGGGTCTGGAGAACCGGAGTAAAGCTGGAACGGGCCAAACGAGTATCCACGAGCATCACGATTGCCAAACGTAGAGCTTCCCAATGTGTTTGGGTTCAAGCCCTCGTAACGAGCAATACCAACGGCAAGATTGGGGTCAATGCCGTAAGTAGGCGCACGCTGATAAATGTATCGGGCAATCGTGTTTACGTCTGCCATTCCTAATACCCCATTATATCGCTTGAGATAATAGCATCTTTAATGAGCCCAAGCCTGCGTTTAATCTCCATCTTCCTTTCTTCAGGAAGGTTCTCAATACGCTGCCTGTTTTCATCCAAGTATGCTGTGCAATCCCAACAATCGCGCCCTGTTTTTTCGCCCTGATTATAACCGGGAGCCATTTCAGCTCCTACCAGTTTTAGGTAATCAAGAACCTCTTCATCTGACCAAGTTTCGATTGGCATCACGTACTGAATGCCATCTACAACAGCGCCGTTTCTGGATGTTGATTTACGGCCATCAGCGATACGCTGACCTTTGATCACATACTTAGCACCAGTGCTAAGAACAGCTGTGTGTAGAGGAATCCAAATGTTCTGAGCGCAGCAAGTAAGATACGGCTGAAGCAGAGGACCATTTTCTCCAGAAACAGACTTGCCAAGAGCAGTATTGTTCACTGGAAGAACATCTACAGGCCAGCCATTTTCTGCAACCTGCTTTGGCTGGTTTGACTTAACCTCCCAGAAGTTAGGCAGCCTCTTCTTCCAGCCATCCATGTACTCTTGCATCTCAGGATAAACAGCGCCTGTATTCAGCCAAATGACAAGGATTTCGTCCCAGCGATGCTTGTTTAGGTACAAGCAGGCCAAGCTATCCTTGCCACCTGAAAATAGAAGCGCTGTCTCCATTAGAAGCTCGCAAACGCAGCAAGGCCGCTAAGGAACGAGCCACCTGCACCAAGGGCTCCTAGGATTGGGCTACCAGTTGGAGCACCCGTTGTCGTTGATGTCGTTTCTCTTCCGTATGGAGTAGCGCCCAAAGCTGCCAAACGGAGATTGAGAGCCTCAACCGGATAGTTGCGCTCTTCTTGGAAGCGAGCATAAGCTTCATCAAGCTGGCGCTGTGCCAAGTCCTGACGAGCCTGACCGATTGCCCCCATAGTAGCGACATCAGTAAGTGCTGCACGCTGCGCAAGACCACCAAGCTCAGCAAGGCCAGCTCCACCTTGCAAGCGCAATCCTGCTGCCTGAAGGCCAGCCGCTTGGTTAGCAAGAGCAGCCTGCTGGGCACGAGCCTGATCAGCGGAAATTGCTTGCTGAGCCTGAGCATAGTTCTGAGCTTGCAACTGTGCTGCAAGATCACCAATGCCGCGAGCAGCTTCTGCTGAAGCCACACCTTCCTGAATAGCCTGACGAGAGCCACCAAAAGCACCAGCGCGAGAAGCTTGAGCCGCGATCTGGTTCTGTTGCATCTGGAGCTGACGCATAGCGGCTTCAGAAGCTCGATTGATGACGTTCTCAGTGTATGGGTTCATGTAGCCAGAGACATTGGCATTCAAGAATGACTGAGACTGAACGTCTTGCGGAGCATAACCAGCAACGCCGCCAATAGCCTGACCAGCCATTCCGTACAGAGGAGCAGTAAGCCCGACAGAACGCTGCGCCAATCCAAATGCAGCTTCTTGCTCTGGGGTGAATGTAGCAGTCAGGCTGCCGGGATAGTTAACGTAAGGACGCGCAGCGATTTCATTTGCAATGCGCAGATTTTCCTTACCAGCTTCTTCGACCCACTCAGGAATCTTCTGCTGCTGAACAGTGGTTTGAGTACCGCCGCCACCTTTGCCCATTTTAGTCCTCCAGTGGCAGTGCCATAGACACTGACCTGTTCTTCCAACCGTATTTTGGCAGAATCTTCTGCCAGCCCCAGCGTCCGTTCATGGTCATAAAAGAGCATCCATTCTCTTTTGCAAAAGCGATAACCTGCGGGTGCATACTCATCGCTTCATCCATGTCACCGAACACTAAAAAACAATTCAGCCACTTCTTGCGCGGTGCGACCAATATCTCTGTGATCACGCCAGCATTCTCAGTGAACCAACCCTGATACTGACCATTCTTTAGACCTAGATAGATATCGCCAACAGTGTGCGTATCCCCTCCAAGTCGAAGAGCCTTTTCCATCCTAGTAAGGAGGAGCGCCTGTTTGTCCAAGTGCCACCGAAGTAGTTGTTAGGTTGCCACTATTATCTACCGTAACTTTCCAAACAGCGCCATCTGGCGACTGCAAAAGAACGCCATCAACTGCCTCAATCTTGCGGATTGAGCCATTAATAGCCTGAGAGAACGTGGCAAACGCTCGATTGAAGTAGCCGCTGTCGTATGACGGAGGTACAGGCTGGAAAGTGACGTTCATCGACCGCCACTCCCCATGAACTCAATTCGCATCTCTCCGATTGACCACGGCGCATCTTCAGTCGCCGCGATCTTCATGCGGAAGTCACGACCAGTCACACGCATATCTGTGTACCCGTCAGAGCGAGGGTTGAACGGACCAGATGTCGTTTCAGCACCTTCCGGTGTAAACGACGAATAGACAGTGATAGCGGTGCTGTCGTAGCCATAACCGCTGTCAGTGATGGCCTGACGGATATGGCTTACAACATTGCCGTTCTGGATATTCAAGGAACCTGTCTCGACCCAACGATCACCCTGAAGAGACGCACCAGCTGCTGTCCAACCATCTTCATGGTAGTAAAGATCATTGTTTTCATCAGCAGCCATTGGATACTTCAGCACGCCCGCCCCAACCGAGGCCGTGCGCGTCATTGTTCCAATGGTCCACCAATCTTCTGCATAGTTGTAAACAACATACCGATCAGGAACATCGCTGCCTTCTGATGGATACCAGAACCATGCTTCTGGGAATATGCCGTTCTCAGCGCCATTTGTATAAAGAATGCCAGTGTTGGGATCGACATTCTCAAAAACATACGATCCAACATCGCAGCGGAGCGGACGAACAGTGCCGCCGTCATATAGCCAGAAGCTTTCTTTGCTCATCCAAATGCAGCGCCCCGCAGTCGTGGCAAAAGCACGAGGAGCAACAAGTCCGCAACCGTAGCCAATACGAGTAATCGCATAGACATACGGCAGGCCAACATACTGCATCAGCCATGCTTCGTCTTCCGTCCATATAATCGTACCTTCACGAACGGCAGCGCACATGATGATCTTGCTGGATGTATCAAGATCAAGATAGCCAGCCGTGTTTGTAGGATCAGCAAAATCCCACTCTGTGTAATCTTCGCGAGAAGACCAAGCAACTCGACGAGGATTACCACCAGCACCAATCAAGACTGCATGGCGTTCTGGTGTAACGATAACACCGCGATTATTGGTAGGAACTGGAGTTGCCGTTGATGCCGTTCCTCCAGTACCAGAAGCATCTGTTCCAGCGTCTGTATAAGTAAAGCTGTGATCAGTCGGAACTCCAGTAATGGTAAATGTCCCATTCATAGAAGACACACTTGTATCAGAAACGACAACTGTCTGACCAACTACAAAACCATGATGGTATTGTGTTGTAATAGTTACAACATTGCTCGACCGAACAGCAGTTGTGATTGTGCTTGACCCAACTACGTGCGCGTCAACTTCTCCATCTTCGTAGTGAAGCAAACGACCATCGCTAGAAGCAACAGCAAGGATGTCTCCACCCCAGTTATCAATTGTCCAGCAGAACGATGGGATGAAAGCAGAGGAAACAGGACGCCAGTCAGCAGTTGGCAGAGAAGCAACACCACCCGAAGAGGAGGCGTTAGCCGCTGTCTGAGAATAAGTGAATGTTGTTGAGTTTGTGACCGTGACTGTAAACGTGCCGTTAAAGCTGCTGTCAGTAACACCAGCAATCATCACAGACATACCAGTGATGAACTGGTTAGCCGTTGCTGTTGTGATTGTCACGACATTGCTTGTGCGAACAGCCGTAGAGATATCAACCCCGGCATAGTCAAGGCCATAAAGAAGCTCGCCGTAGTCACCAGCGCCATAGCCGCCAGTCTCACCTTCTTCAGCCCCAATAAAATTAGCAGGAGTAATGTCATCATAAGTTGAGCCACGAAGGACATACAACTTGTCATTGCATCCGACAGCGGTAACGAGAGCATCAAGCTGTGTTGTCCACGGGAACAGGATGCGAGGAGTGCTTGCTAGAGGAGTTGAGGTAATGCGCTGCCAGCCGCCAACAGGCAGCAGTTTACCAGCGCGCCAACGGATCAGGTTTGCATCCCAATAGCGACCCTTCACCTGAAGCGGAGTTGCCGTCTTCAGGACGCCGGGAGGAATGTTGAGTGGAGCCAGTGGCATTTTAACCCCTTAGAAGATGTTCATTTATACCACGAAATAGGCTTCAAGCCATTCCCTTTGCCACTTCCTCTACCTCTGCAACCCTTCGCATCCAACCCTTTCCAAAGACCTCAAAGGTTGGGAGGCTTCTTAGGAAATCGACTCGAATGCCGCAGATGGCATCTACCACCTCATCTGCCGGAGCATCCATAACAGCAGCCATAGTCTTGCGACCGATAATGCCGTCAGCCGGCACTCCTACGACTTGCTGAAGATACTTAGCAGCCCGTGTAGGCCCAGAGTTCACTGCTAGATCATAGACCGCATAGTCTATTCCGGCAGGGAGTTCATCCCCACGTACCTTGTCCCAATAACGCGACTTATAGAAAGGCTTTACCATCTCAGGCGTCAAAGCCTTCATTTCAGCCTCTGTCACTGGCCTATCAATATAAGCCTCCCAAGAGCGCTGAGTAACACCAAGATTGGTGCGGCCACCCGGATCACGAGGATGGTTTACAAAACCCCCTTCGTGGCTCAAGACCAGTCTAAAGCACCTTTCCCAGTTCTCTTTCATTTCCCAGCCACGCCTTTTATTTTCTCATAGGTGCGCAATCCACCCATGCCGAGAAGGGCGAAAACAAGCTCCCAAAGAGTTCCGTCTAGTTTTGGAGGCGCGGCGAGTGTTACCCCAATGCTGGCAGTAAGCCACATAAGAATGGGTGTAGCTACGTACTGATACGCCAAAGCACCACCACAGACCCATCCAATAAAAGGACGCCATCCTGATACAAAGACGCTGGAGTTTGCGGCCTCAACAGCATTCACATCGGTCTGCGACTTGTCCCACCCTTGCAATGCTGAGCGTAGCTCATTTTCTGCCTTTTGCTTTGCAGCAGGATCAGGGACGAACTTGTCAATGACCCTCAGACCAGCAGCGATTGCATCATCAACCCCAAAGGCCATGATATTCCCCCATCAGCTCTTATCAGCCTTGCTTTCAAGCTTGTCATAGATGCGTTGGAACATCTGCTCGATATGCTCCATGCGCCTATCCAAGTCGATCTTCTGCGCATATTCCTTTGGAAGGTTAACCTCCAAATCATGCAGGTCGCGGCGAAGTTCTTTCACCGCGCCCCACATCTCGCGCGCAAGCCAACCAACAACAGCAAAGCCTGTTGCAACGGATAGGTTGATGATCGACTGCATATCCATGACGGCTCATTCCTATGCTTCAGGGACAAGAACCCAAGACTGGGTTGCCTCATCCCACTGATACTGCTTTCCATCGTTCGGATATGGAACAGGTGGCTCCCACTGATAAATGTTTGTGTTCAGCAGCCACGATGGATAAGGCTTCGGAGGAATGAACGCACCAGCTGTTGCGTCAAACAGATAGCCAATTCCCGCATAGTTATAACGGAAACTGGCATTGTATGATGTCTGAGCCCAACGTGTATCTTCACCAAACAGAGATTGGCAGAAAGCCACGCCAATAGGCTCGCTAGCAGGAAATTGCTCATTGCTGATGACTTCGTTGCTAACAACGATCACCTGCGTGACGAGACTGTTCTCATCTAGTTGCGCGAAGTGTGCCATTAGAATGTGATGCTCCCTGATCCTGTCCATTCATAAATCCTGTAACCGTTTGATACAGTTACAGTTGGAGACCCGGTAGTAGAAGCAGCCGCATTGTACTTGCTAGGATAGCGGATAATAACTTTTCCTGAGCCGCCGTTCCCGCCAGTTGTTGTTCCTGATGGGAAGCCGCTTGTTCCACCACCACCGCCGCCGCCAGTGTTAGCTGTGCCAGCATTGCCGTTTGACCCTCCATCGCCGCCGCCGCCTGAACCACCAGTTCCAAATATTCCGCGACATCCGCCACCACCGCCGCCTGCATAGGTTACTGACGATCCAGTAATGGATGATGCAGTACCATTGCCGCCGTTACCACCATTCGTGCTTGAGCCATTGCCACCAACTGCCGAAGCACCACCGCCGCCACCACCACCATATGCAAATGACGAGAATCCTGTACCACCATTATTACCTTGACCAGCTGTGCCAGTACCAAAGCTTGAGCTTCTGTAGTCAGCGCCGCCGCCAGAACCACCATTAGAACCAGAATTAATATCCCACCCACCACCAGCGCCGCCACCAGTTGATGTGATTGACGAAAAAACGCTGTTAGAGCCATTAGTTCCCTTAGCAGTAGCTCCAGTGCCACCAGCACCTACTGTTACTGTGATTGCAGAACCTGAAGCTACAGCAAGCCCTGTCGCTGTTCTAAATCCACCAGCGCCACCGCCGCCCATACCAGCACCATTAGTGCCGCCGCCACCAGCGCCGCCGCCAGCAACTACAAGGTATTCAACATCTGGAGTAACGCCGCCAAAGTCTGGGCCAAGCAGCATTGCATAAGCAGTCATCAGCTTACTCCACCGCCAGTGATGACGAAGGTGTTAGATGCAACGCAGAGGAGCGTGCAAAGGCCATATTGCGCCAACGTGCGGTTGCCAGTGTTCGCAGTTCCAACCTGACGGATCGTTACAGATGTGCCTTGCGTAATTGTCTGGCTGCTGCCGCTGTTGTTATAAATTGTGATCGTATCGCCAATGCTGAAGATTCCTGAGTTTACAGTAACGCCACCAGTCGTAATGCTGATGTGTTTACCAGCATCAGACGCAACAAGCACATAAGCTGATGTTTGTGCGTTCTGAGGAACACGGCGAAGTTCACCCTTACTGTCAGTAACAGTAGTAAATGTGCCAGCCGCTGCCGTTGTTCCACCAATAACAGCATTGTCGATTGTGCCGCCGCTAATTGCAGGTGAAGTCAGCGTCTTGTTCGTCAGCGTGTCTGTCGTTGCACGACCGACAAGTGTGTCCGTGCTTGTTGGGAGAGTCAGCGTGCCAGTGTTGCTGATTGTGCTGATAACAGGTGTTGTTAGTGTTTTGTTTGTAAGCGTCTGAGTCCCGCTGACAGTCACCACTGTTGCGCCGCCAGCAGTTGCAGCTGCGGGGAGAGTTGCCGTGCCAGTCACAGTCAACGTACCAGCAACCGTCAGTGTCTTTCCGCTTCCGACATTCAAACCAACTGACGTTCCATTGCCAGCAGCATTGAACAGGGCATCAAGCGTATCAAGGTCAGTGTTGAGCTTCGTTCCCCACGTATCGCGGGACGCGCCAACTTCCGGCTTAGTCATATTCAGGTTAGTGGTATATGAATCGGCCACTGGAGCCTCCTTCGCCCTTATTGCACAGTCCAACTTTCAGCAGGAACTGAAGTTGGCGTCCAAGTCTCAGCAGGCACAGCCTGCAATGTCCATGTTTCAGCTGCAACAGAAGATGCTGTCCAAGTTTCAGAAGACACCGACTGAGCCGCCCACGATTCCGACACAACAGTTTCGGGCTCCCAAAGGAAGCGAGCATTTGCCGTCATATTAGACTGAGCCTGTATCAATTCCGATACAGAGAAAGTCCTGACAGCAGCCGCTGCTGCACCAGAAACTACTGCGATTGTCTCAGAGGCAGAATAATACACTATGGCAGAATTAGCCATATTAGACGATGCAGCCGCCGTAAAGGATGCACCACGGATTACATCGGCATCTGAAGTCGCGCCAGACTGTGCGTCAATCTGAACAGCTGCAAGCTGCGCCACATAAGCAGCAGCTGATGCGCCAGATATTACGGCCATATCAGCCGCAGCTTGTTTAATCAGAAAACCGTTAGCCGCAGCCGTGCTGGTGACATTTACTGTCGTTGCAGCTGTCTGGACGAGAGCAGACGCTGCCGACATACCAGACGATGCAGCAATCGTCACTGAGCAGACTTCTACGTCTGCCGCAAAGGCTGCCGCTGATGTCGTAACAGCAGCCTGACAGGCAGCAAGAAGAACCTTGCCGCCGTTCGCAGACATTTCAGATTGTACTTGTACGGATACAGAGGCTGACGATGTTTTAGATGCAACCGCTGTGGCAGCAGACGTTGCAGCAGCAGCAAAGGCGGCTTCTAGGACATAGCCAGAGCCGTATAGACCTTCGCCATAGTCTGCAACGCCATAATCAGCCACGGCTCATCAGTCCAGAGTAACGTCAATTTCACCCGTGTTGAAGCGCAGAACATCGCCGCTATCGACAGTCTTTGATGTCGTAAGGTCAGCAAATGCCAACAGGTTACCGCTTGTGGAAGCATCAAAAATGCCAGCTGCCACAATCGTGCCCCAGCTCCCTGTTGCCGCAGGAAACTCAACGGCAGCACTGTTGCTTGCAGTTGTGGGCGCTGTGCCAGAAACAGTGAACGTCACCGCTGTGCGAGCATAGGAGCCGCCAGAAACCTCAGTGCCTCCACCAGCTTCGCCGGGAGCAACTGTATAAAGAGCGACATACCAAGCAGTCGGACGGGTAGCCGCAGCATTCGTCAGAAGCCAATCAAGAACAAGGTCTTCAGAGTAGTTGGTAAACCCGGCCATTAGTAAGCCCTCCGAGTGCGTGCGATCAGCGGCGAGCCGCTATGTAGTGATTTCTGGGATTCGCCATTCAACCCTTCAACGCGAGACGTATAGAAGGAGGCAAACGTAGGAATGCGCTCATCGTTGATCAGGAACGGAGCAGCATGAGTCAAAGCACCATAGAGGTACACATCTGGGGCTTTAGTCAAAAGCCAGTTAGTCGTGTTTGCTTCTGTCAAAGCCGGGATTTTGCCGTAGTAAACCATCTCAATCTCAACATCATCGGTTGGAGCTGGAACCAGCTCAATCGCACCGTTCATGAGAGAGTAGGCGACAATCTGCGTATATGCCTGGGAGCGGTTGATAATGTCAGCCTCATCAAGCGTGACATATCGAAGGGGAGACGTACCATCAACGATCTGAAGGTTAAGAGCCTCAACCCAGTCAGCAGGAAGTTGGACGTACTCTTGATCACTCGTCGCATTAGCGCGGACGATCATCTCACGACAACGCAAACGCGTGTTGAGATCAGCCTCAACAAACTGAATGAACATCGGGATTTGAGACGTCAAATCCTGACGATTCAAGTAGTCTGCAATCGCGCTCTGAAGCGTTGAATAGTTGGTAATCGTAGTCATCAGCTTGTGATCCGGTGATTACGATATGGCGCAGCCGCGTCAGATCGAAGCCATTTGCGAAAAGCCATCTTGTCTTTCAAGATGCCTTTTTCTTGAAGCTCAAGATACACCATCATCGGCAGAGAAGCCACTTTCACCATACCATCAGGCAGGCGCTCAGTGTTGCTGATGTTGTTACGAATTGCCTTGTTCTGCTCTGCAATCCCATCAATGTCCACCACATCCTCAAAGATCAGCTTCTGATCTGTCGTGATGTGCATCTTAGTCAGCGTCCCCGTCACGCTGTCGTAACCAAGATTAAATGAACCGGGAGCGTATTCTTCGGCCATCTATTCCCCCAAGGAAGAGGGGCGGGAGAAATCCCGCCCCATTATCATCACGAAGCAATGATGTTCGCAATTACTGCATGCGCTTTCTCGCTGCGGACGCGCAGGCCGTATTCCACGACCATTTCCTTCTTGTCCGAATCGCCAGTCTTGGCGATGTCGAAAGTGCGGAACGGACGGAGATACGAAACCGAAGCGTACTCAGGATCAAGCACGAACGCGAAGTTACCGGGCGAGAAGCGGTTCGGGACAATAGCCACTTCACCGAAGTCACCGAGGTAAACGTCAGCGGTCGCAATGATCTTCATCGGCTGCGCAGAATTGTAGTTCATGCGCTGCTGGGCGAGACCAGAGAACGCAGAAGCCACAGTCTTGTTGTAGGCGTTGACCATGAAGATCGACGGATCACCACCCTGTTCCCAAACCTGCTGGATAGCAGTCTTGAGCATCGTCTCCGTCAGAGCAACGTCTGTCGAAGTCGAAAGGCTGGTCCAAGCCGTGTCGGGATAGCCGTTGCCGTTAGCGCCGGACATTTCCGAGACAGTTGCACCGTTGGCCTGCGAGTTGGTGATCAGCCATGTGGGCAGACCAGCAGTCTTACGCGCAGTGGAAGTGTTGCCAGCAACACCAGCCTGATTGCTCGTAAGAATGGCTTCCATGTCACGCTTCAGCTCTTTAGCAGCCTTAGCAGTTTGATAAGCCATCTGCGTGCGCATACCAGCATTGTTCACTGCATCGTCAGTGCCAGACACTGCGATGACCTTGGTGCTGATCTGCGTGTAGTTCGCAACGCGAACAGTGGCAGTGAAATCAGCATCACCAGCGGCTGCACCTTCGATAGCAGCGTTAGATGTGTTGGCTGCTGCCAGCGCATCCGTCTGCCACTCAAAGTAGGTGTTTTCGCAAGTGTCGCGACCAATGTTGCTCATAAAGGGCGTATCAGTCGGGCTGATGTCATAGATGATGTTCGAGAGATCTTCACGAATCGAGTTCGGAGAGTCGTATGTCGTAACCTTGGAGACTGTCATTGTCTTACTTCCTGTCTAGCATTGCAAAGAGAGCAGCCGCGTCATTAACGTGGCCCGTTGATTTGAGACGCTGTTTTACCTTCGCAACATCTGTAGCCTGTCTAGGCGAGGACGCTAGATTACCAGCTCTCATCGGCTTCGGCGCTTCTGCCTTTTTAGGCTGCGGACGATTGGCCTGTAGAGCGTCATACTTGCGTGCCTTCTCAAGAACCAAGATAGCTCGTGGGTCAGTTGCAGCGGCCAGCTCATCATCTGAGTAGCCAACCGTCTTACCGTATTCACGGAGACGGCCCTGCGCTTCACGCCACTTAGCCTCATCCTTCCACTCAGGCATTTTTTCGAAGATAAACTTGCGTCCTTCTTCGACAATCTGCTTGAGCTGTTCTTGCTGCTCACGAGATTGCTGTGCTCTGATTACCGCCTCTTGCTGCTTCACAGCTTCAAGTTGGGCCTTGTAATCACGCCATTGCTTCTCAATGATCGGAAAGTTGATTGGGTCTTCTTGGTGCAGTCGCTGCCAATCTGGCTCCTGTGGAACGAATCTCTCCATTTCCATTCGGAGTGCAGTAACAGCCTCTGCATAAGAAGCCTTCTCAGCTTCCGCTGCCTGACGAATTGCTTCAGCCTCGCGCCGTTGCTCAGCAAGGGCTTGAGTTTTGCGCTGATAATCCGCTTGACGCTGATAACCGTCACGGGCTTCTTTCAGAGAGACTTTCTCAGCCTTGCCGTCAATGATGACGGTGACGAGAGCATCATCTGGAAGCTCATCGCTAGAGCTATCCTCATCAGAGCCAGTAGAATCGCCCTCACCCTCTCCTTCGGATACCTCATCGGTAGCCTCACCTTCAGGAGCGAGCGCGTCAATGGACTCATCCACTGTCGCCTCAGTCTCTTCGACTGCGGCAGGAGCTGATGCCTTTCTTTCCTCAGTAGGTTGCGGAGCAGGCCCGTCCATAACAGAGGCGAATCGTGCAGCAGCATCTGCAAGACCGAGTTCGCTAGGCCGCGATTGTTCGGTGTTAGACATATATTTACCCCATTGTTACGCTTTTCTCAAGCGTCTGTTGAACCGCGTAAGATCAGGCTCAGCCGCAAGCGCTGTTAGCTCTGCTTCAAACGCAGCTATGGCGCGCACCATATAGTACGCCTCCATCCGTTTTGCTTCGGCATCAGGGGCAGAGTTTGCCCAATCCTCCGTTGCATTCTCCCTAAGACGCCGCAGCACTTCCTTGGCCGCAGCGTCTTTAATCAAGCCCTTAGCAGCAGTCCAAAGCTGCTCTTGCTCAAATGTACTCATTGCATCCCCATCGGGGGCAGACCCTGATCAAGGACAGGTGCAACGCTACCAACAGCATTGAACATTCCATTGATCTCTGCCCGCTGCTTATCAACTTCTCCCTTGATGACAGCCATGTCGATCTGCGCATTGTACTTTGCGTTGATCTCAGCGGCTTTCATCACTGCGTCGATGTAAAGCTTATCGCGCTCAAGGTCAGCCTGAGCGATAGCCTTCTGCTTCTCCAACTCCTGCTTAGCAGCGTTGATGAGAATGTCAGCCTTGATCTTTTCAGCCTCAACCTGTGCCAGCATTTGAGCAGGATCAGGACGCTGGTTCTGAGCCATCTGTTGCTGATACTGCGCAAGCGACTCAGGCGTGACCTGATTCCAGAACTTGTCTGGGTCTTGGAAGCCAGAGAGCTTCGTAATCTCAGCAAGCGTATCGCGGAACTTCTCAACGCTCACGATAGGATTGTTAGGTCCATACTGAGCGATCAGCTCCTTCTGCTGCTGCAAGATGGTCATCAGGAACGCCATGCGCTGCTCATCAGAGCCACGCCCAAGCGCAATGTTCACAACCATGTCCATCTTGGCGTCCCAGCCGCGAGGATCAATCGGAACGAACTTATTACGCAGACGGATAATCTTCGGCTTGTCCTGATGCTGCACGACCATCTGAAGGATGCCTTGGAAGCAGCGCTTCAGGCCATCAGAGAACAGGCGAGCGATCATCTCAATGCGATCCTGCGAAGAGGACAGTTGAGCTTGAACAGCAGCGCGTGTCGTTGACTGCAAAGCGTCAGCATCCAAGCCCTGAGAAGCGCGAGAGATGCCTGTACGCTGCGTCTTGATCTCGTCAAGGTAAGACATGACGCCAAGAGCAGCTTGCCCAACGAAAGGCTCTGCAAGAGGCTGGACCATGCCGGGGGCACGAGCGCGGATAACCGCACCAGTCTCAACATTCATAACATCATCAAGATTTACCTGACCCTCAACGACCACCGTGCGGGGATGGATCGACTGAGCCAAGCTATCAAGCGTGTTACGCATGATAGAAGACTTGATGAGCTGCAAATCCATCGTCTGATCTGCGATAGACTTACCAAAGATGGTATGTGGTGTTGGATCAGGCTCCAACAAAGCAAACGGAGCCGACTGAACGACTTCCTGATGCAGGATATAGCCACCATTGCCGACAGAGCAGACCTTATGCAGCTCTGCGATGCCGTCACCGTCCTTATCGACACGGATATAGCTCTCAACGTAGAAAACCTTGTCCGTTGATTCATCATTCTGGTTGGTGATGCCGAAGAATGACTGATCCGCAGGGTTACGGACGATCACTTCTTGGTTCATCTCAAAGCCGCCAGTTCCGGCGTTCATTTCGATGACTTCGCGGTCATATCCCATAGCCACAAGTTCAGAAATTGTGGCGAGTTTGCGGCGACCGACATAGAGAGCATCGTCAATAGACGTTGCTTCGTTCTCAATCAGGAACTGCTCAGGCGGGATAGCCTCAACCACATACTTCGGCTCGCGGCGAATACGACGAATAGACAAAGAAACGCGGACCTCACCAGTCATGAGGTCAGCTTCTTCTGTCATTGCGTCCATTTCGACGCCGGGCTCAGATAGAATGAGGTTAGCTTCCTCTGGAAGAAGGCCGGAGTAGTTGTAATACTCCACGCTTTCATCGTCGTACTTGTACCAAGTCAAAACACCAGTTTTCAGGATAAGCGCATCCTTCATCGCATCATGCAAAATGCGGAAACCGGGGTTCTCTTGGTTGAAGATGTAGTCAACGAGGTCTGTAGCCTGCTCAGCAGCGGCAATATCTTCAGGACCACGCGGAACAAACTCAAGAATCTTATCGCCGCCAGTGAAGATGCGCAGCAGTGACGGAAGCATCGCGAGTACCGTGTCGCGAACTTCCGTCAGCACCACCTGAGAACGACCGTCCTCTTCGTTGCCGAAAGCGTCTCCCAGATAATAAGACATAGCGCGTTCGCGCTCAGGTGCAAGATAGCTGTCGATGTAAGTCCCAGCATCTTCAATCGCCTGAAACACCACATAACGGAACTCTTCTTCCGTCATTGGCACGTTGTAAGGCGTCAGATAGCCAGTTTCGTCATTGTAAGACGTATTCTGAGCACCTTCCGCTGACTGCGGAATGAGATCAGGGTTGTAAGTACCCGGCTTGATGCCTTGCGTAGCCATTTTCAGCCTCTCTTCCTGACCCGCCACCACTGCCAGCCACTCTCTGAGCCGACCTCATGTTGCGGAAAAAACTTTTTCACAGCGGACTTTACACCATCCATAGGGTAATCGTCACCGCCCATGACGCCGCCGACCTTTAGCTTCGGCCACCAAGCTTCGATGTCAGCCAAGACTTCATCGTGTTCATGCCCTGCATCAACCCAGATGAAATCCACGCTGCTATCTTCAAAGTCTTCTGCCACAGCCACTGTGCGCCCTCTATGCACAGAGCAATTAAGCCCGCGCAGAAGTGCAATGTTGCCGTTAAAAAGCTCAAAAACCCGCTCCAGATCAGGATCAGCTTTGTGCGCAGGCTCATCTGAACCTCCCCAATGATCAACATAGTGGACAGAAATATCCTTTCCTGAGTTGATGACCTCAACGCCAAGAAAGACCGCAGATTTACCCTTCCAGCACCCTAACTCCACAAAAACAGCACCGTCAGTCGCCTCGCGGACGGCCTGACGGTACGGTTCCTTGAAGTTAAACCAGCCCTGAATCTGGTCGTAGAAGTGGTCCATTACTTCTTCTTTTTGCTCATCCCAGCTTCTGACAAGGCAATCGCAATCGCCTGCTTGCGAGATTTAGCCATAGGAGCCTTCTTCGGTCCTTTAGGGTTCACACCAGCGTGAAGTTTGCCACGCTTGTACTCGCCCATGACCTTGGCAATCTTATCCAAGCTTTTCATCTTCAGCCTCCTCAATGCGAGCAATAGCTTCTGCTAGTGCTTCATCATCAGCACGAGCAACTTCCGTATGCTCATGTCCAAATTCGAACGACCCGATATGATGAATCTCAACTGACGCATCATGGTCGATCAAAATCTTGTAGCCGTGCGCCTTCGCCAACTGACAGAAGTACATATCTTCACCAGCCCACATACGCGCTGAAGGAAGATAGTGAATCTGGAACCAAGGATAGGGGAGCTTGCGGAAGACTTCAGCCTTCACAAGCATTGCACCCATTCCAACTGCGTCACACTCTTCCAGACCTGTCTTATCCATTGAATAGATATAAGACAGATTGGCGAAGTCTTTGAACGCAACCGTCTTAACAGGCAGTCGCCGCGTTGCGTAGTTGCAAGCAACGATGTCCTTGTCGTGCTTAGCCAAACGATCAACCAAGTTTGGCGGGAAACGCATATCACTATCCAAGAACAGGATATGCGTTGCTCCTTGCTTCAAGCTCAACTCAACAAGCTTGGTCCTTTGATCAGCAATCAAAGTGCCGTTGAGAAAGTTCAGGTTGAACGTAGTGCCTGCTGGGGCGTTGCCGTAGAAGCGCGCCGCCAGCATGGCTAGATCATACGAAAAACCTGTGTTCACAGTCTCCCGTGCGGGAACACAGATGCTAAGGTTCATCAGTCCATTTCCCCATCTTCAGATGAGTACATTTCGCCCTCATCCTCTTCATACTCATCTTCGTCTTCGCCTTCTTCGTCTGTGATTGGTCCACCGACGATCCATGCAGAGCAAGTTCTCTTTGCTGCGCATTTGAAGTCGAAGATTTCGCAAAACCCAAGATCACCCGCTTCAACAGTCTCAGAGGCAGCTTCTTCGTTCCCATCAGACAAGCCCTCTTGGATGCACTTCAGCATCTTTGACGTCTGATCGAAGGCAGCGCAATTCCCACAACGCATGGTCTTGGCTTCTTCCGCAGGAACATCCCACTTAGCAGCCATTTTTGCCCAATAATCCTCGTTAGGCTCATCAGGGTTCATGGGGCCATACATCGCAACCTTAATCGCCTTACCGCGATTCTTGAGGTTCATGGTGATGTCGCGAGTTGCAGCAGGGCACGAGCGATCCATCTCGCCCTCACCCATCATCTCTTTCATTCTGGGAGAAAGAAGCCCGTTCGGCATCTCAACCATTATTTGAAGCCAACCATGAGAGTGGCTGTCGAAGTCGCAAGAACCTTCTGCGTGCGGATCGGAATGATCGTGCCAACAGGAACAGCCTTGAAGGTCACTGTCGTACCGCCTTCAGTCACAACAGACACATCACCTGTGCCGCCGACATAAATGCCAGAGTAGGCATTGCTTGCAGTCGCAGATGTCGTGATCGACTCAGCGTCACCCCATACACGACCGTTAGCCAAAAACGTGCTCATGTCACTTTCCTTTCTTCATACGCGCTGCGCGCATATTATCGACCAAATTTGGATATGGTCGGTTAGCAGCCTTCGCCATCGACTTTGCAGAAGACTTCTGCTTAGGAGACAATTTCTTATCAGTCTTCGTTGGGTCTTTCGTCTTCCAGACAGGCTTTTTCATTTGCCTCCCTTTCCCTTATTTCGCGCGGAGATAGCTTTGGCCTTGGCCTTGGCATCCGCCTTAGAGTTCGCACCCCATGCTTGCAGCGATAGTAGTAAACGTGTCGGCCTTCCTTTTTCATCGCGCTCCGGCCCCGGCATATTACCCATACGGGCCAAGAATGACGCACGACGAGGATTATCGCCAGCCTTAACTGGCGCTTTCAAATTCAT